AATTATAAAAAATTTTAATTTAATTCTACTTTTAAATCTCCGTTATCAACACTAAAAGTCAGACCAGCACGCATAAAGAAACTATTTTTGAAGATATCCTCTTGTTCTTTAGTTTCAAAACGAGTTTCTATGTTATCTGCACCATCAGTTTTTGTTAGTTGTAATTCAAATTTCCATTCTGGTGTGTAGATTTTTCCACCAGTTGCAGTAAAGCCTGATTCGTAGTAAAACAACTCAGCAACTGCACTACCTGGTAATAAACTAACAGATTTCTTTGGTACTTGAATAGTAACCGTAGCACCTGTATTACCTATTGTTCCTGAAGTAGTTACATTTGTTGTATATTCAGTACCGCCATTTGTAGTACCACCTTCAGTAGTAGAAAATTTAAAGTCTGAATCTTTTAAGTTAGAATCAGATACATCAAAAACATATGTAAATCCTTCATACATTTTCATTGTATTTCTTGTTCTAACTTCGTGTGTGATTGGTTGTTCGTCATCACCACCATCAATTACTAAAGTTCCACCAATACCGACTATGAATAATTTTGTTCCATCGTTATTAAATGACGCCCCTTTAGGTTGAATATTGTTTGTTCTCATTGCTGTTTCTGAAGTTACTGCTTGAGTAGTTGAAATATCAAAACCAGTTACTAATGGATATTGAGCAACTTTATTACTATCTGCACCAATTACAAATAATTTATCACCATCATTATCAAAAACAATTGCTCTTGGACTACCATCTTCGCCACCTGTTCCATAAGAGTCAACAAATGAAGCAGTAGATAAATCGTAAGCAGTTGTTAAAAGATATTCGTTTACATCATTGCCATCATCTCCAACAACAAATAATAATTCTCCTGGGTTAACAGCACCTCTAGCAGCGTCATTGAAATATAAATCTTTCATATTAGTATCCTGAGTAGATACATCTAAACTTTGTGAATAAGTTGCTGTTGCTATATCATATGCTGTACTTACAGCATATTCGTTAATTTTTCCACCTGTAATACCTTGTTCAGCGTTACCACCGTTTTCAACGATAAACATTTTAGTACCGTCATTGTTAAATGTAATTGCAACTGGAGTTATACCTTTTACTTTAATATCTAATTCTTTTGTAAAAGATAAAGTAGTTACATCAAATGCTGATGATAAAGCATATTGCATAACTCTTGCGTGGAAACTATCAACAGCATATGCTTTTGTTCCATCATTGTTAAAACAAATACCTTCTATTGTAGATAATCCTTTTTGTGAGGCAGTAAAGAAACTTCTATTATATTGAGTATAATAACCATCTGTTTGTACTTCAGCGCCTTCTATTCTTACTAAAGATTTTGCACCTGTAAAAGAAAGAGTTGAAGCGTCATAAGCAGTACCTAAAGCAAATTCATACAAATGTTGATTAGTATTTTTTCCTGTTATATTTTTAGTTACGGTTCTTCTTATTGTTTGGTTAGTTTGACCTGCAATATTAAAACCGTAAAAGTCGTCTTTTTCTTTTCCTGTTACTGTAAATTGTGTTAATGTACTCATATCTTTATTTATATCCCTTAAGCGACCTCTAATAATTTCCAACCATTAATTGCACCAGTATATACTAGTGTAAAGGCAGCGTGATTAATTGTAGCAGACATATTTTCTGCAAGGTTCATAATCTCTTGTCCGTTTCTATCAATCGTTAATTTGTTTGTTTGGAAAGTTCCGTTTAAATCTAAAAATGTAACTGCGTCTCCAGTTAATGGACTAGCAGGTAATTGTATTGTCGCCTGAGCGGCAGCAGTATTAACTAAAAATCTTTGATTACTTTCTGCAACAGTTACCGTTGAACCATCGCCGACAATAGTTACATATGGCGTTCCACCACCTAAACCTGTCCAACTTGATCCGTTATAACCTTCCCAAGCAACTAGAGATGTATTGTATCTTACAGCACCTGTGTATAATGCACCACCTACAGGTCTTTGTGAAGTTGTTCCTGTTGGTGGAACCCAAGCACCAGTTCCTGCCTTATCTCTTGTCATATATCCTAAGATAGCGTTTTCAGTAGGTACTGCCGTATTTGCATTACCACCTAAAGTTTCGTCTGTACTAAATTCGTTAATAGCGGCACCTAATTCTGCACCGATAGATCCAAGTTTTAATTCACTTAATCCTGAAAGGTTAAAGGCGTCTGCGTTTAGTGTAGCAGTACCAGTTGCCTGTTCAATTTTAAATAGATCACCAACTCTAAAGTCACCTTGTTGGTCAGTAGATACCCAATAGATTCTACCACCATCGTTTTCAATAATTTCATCATCTTGGTCAGGATTTTGAGTAGGTATTCCTGGATAATTTGTAGTTATGAAATCACCAGTACCGATATTTAAGAAATCGTGGCCAGTTAAACGAATGTTTGAGAAACCACTTGATACATCTGTTGATATACTTGCGATTTTAGCCTTACTTGTTCCTATATCTTCCGTTAATCTGATTACTGCTGTTCCATTTGTTGTATCTTCTTCAGATACTAATCCAACTCTATAATATTTTGTATCGCCTGCAAATTTAACATTTGAAGCAAGTTTAACTATACCAGTTGCATTTAAAGTTGTTGTTCCGTTTTTAACTGCAAGTAAAGGTCCTCTTTGACCTTGTTGAGCAGGTGTACCAAATCCAGTTTCTAATGTAATTTGGAATGTAGAAGAATCTTCTTTAGTAATTGTACATACTTCGCCGTCTGTAAAGTTACCAGTTATACTTTCTATGTGTAAATTATTTAATGAAGCATTAAATCTGAATATTGTAGCAGTAGCACTTGAAGTATTACCTGTTATTGTAGCAGTACCTTGTCCTTGTGTTGAAATCATATTTTCAATATCTGATACAGTAGCACCACCAATATATCCAGTTGGACTATATCTTAACATCAAACCTCTAGTTTGAATATTTACTGGAACTTCATCTTCATCCGTACCTTCGGCAACACAAGCCTGTTCTCCGTATGCGTGTGAACAGTTTAGTCCTCTAATAAACCCACCTGATTCAGCGTAAATAGCCTTCTCACAATAATAAACGAATACTGATACTGCCTCACAACGACCTTTTCCTAAGATGTGAATACCCATACCATCACTATTGATTTGAGTAAAGTCATTACCTAACATTGATTTGTAAGATGATGGATGAGTGTTTTTGTGTAGGTTACCGTCAATCTGCATACCACAAGCACCAGCATTTACTGAAGTACAGTTTTGTATGTATGGAGAAGCAGTTTTAATATTTCCACTAGGGTCTAATGACATAACTGCAGCCATTAATAGACCTTTAGGTATTACTCTTTCACCTACGTCTGTAATATTGAATTTTGCTTTTCCAAGAGTTACCCAATCACCTGTTGTTAATCCGTGATTTGAGTTTGTGTTAACTGTTATTTCTCCAGCTGCGTGAGCATATGAGTAATTAGCAACCGTAATATTTGTTGATTCTGAACCTTCAGCAATAACATTACCACCACTCACAAAGTTATGAGTTTGATCGTGTGTTACTGTTGGAACTGTAAATGAATTAGCACTTGTTACAGTTACTTGATATAAACCACCGGCACGTTTCGTACCAACTAAACCTGAGTATGTAAAGTTTCTAATATTGTTTGCGTTATTACATAAGAACATATTTGAAGCATTGTTGTCTTCTAATGAACCAACTGATAAAGTTATATCACCACTACCACCTGTATCTGCTGATTTTAAAGTGATTACATCACCAACACCAAATCCTGAACCACCGTTATATGTGTTAATTTCAACTGCCGTATTACCTTTAACAGTTACATTAAATACTGCACCTTGTCCTACACTTGGAACAGTTAGTGTTCCTTCAAGTGTACTGAAATCTATACCTGCTAATTTAATAGCATCACTAGTGGATAATCCGTGAGAAGCAGTAGTAGTTATAGTTGCAATACCTGTTGTGTTATCGTAAACTACATTTGATATTGTGAATTGTCCAAAAGCAGCGTTAGTAGCAGTACCACCTCTAACATATGTATGTACTAAACTTGATGTACCAATGTCAGCAGTAAAACTTGTTGAGTCTGGCGTACTTGCAACAACAAAACTTTTTTCAACTTTACTAGGGTGAATATATTTGTATTCTCCGTCAGTTTTACCTGAAGATGGATTGTTAACCATTTTCATTGTTTTAATTTGTGTACCTGAACCACTTGCAGGAGTAACTCTTGTATTTCTTAAAGTTTCTCCCATTACAGAAATACCACCTCTAATTCTTAAAGGTAAAATTTCTTGGTAAGTTCCGTTTTTAATTCTTAAAATATCTCCTGCAACAGATTTAATATCCATTAATAAAGGAGCAGTAGCATTACCAATCAATGATCCATCAATATATAATTTGTCTCCAGGATTGTGATCGTGTGTACCGTTTTGAATATCTACACTAACAGAACCACCATTAGTATCTACTCTAAAGAAAGCGTCAGCACCAAGAGCAGGATAAGTTTTTGCACCTATTGAACAAGTGTAATCTATTCCTCTTACTCTAATTTTATCGCCAATAGTTAAACCGTGAACACCTGAAGTTGTAACTGTAACAATACCTGTTGTGTGATCGTAAGGTGCATTTAAAATTGTTAAATTTGTATTATCTGATTTTTTAATTTGTCCACCACTAACATAAGTGTGAGTGTAAGTTGAAGTACCTAAAGGAATTTCAAAAATAGTTGTACTAGTTACTGTACCAACTGTTAATTCTTTGTATGCAACTGCCTTAACATCATTGTAAACATTAGCAGTACCACCAGTACCACCAGATACATTTTCTACTTCTCTTATTGAATCTACTTTTGCTCTTGTAGCAGCGTATTGAATTGTTTTGTAAGGTAATGATTCTGAACCTGGGTTATTATTATCACCACTTGGTGAAACCCATAGAATATTTTTACCTGAAATTCCACTCCATTTAATATCTAAACCATCGTTAGTTAAAACACCACCAGGCATTCCTAATGGTAATCTTGCAACACCACCAGAACTTTCGTAAAGAATATCTCCACGAGTAGTTAATACAGCAGCAGTATCTCCTTGTGCAAGAATTGTCCAAACAGTTGCGTCTGAACCAGGAGTTACATCTACCTGTCTGTCTTTTAATTGAATGTATGAGTTTGCTGAATATCTAACAACATCGCCAACATAATAAGTTGTAGCGGCGTCATATGTACCTCTCCATTTAAATCCTTCTACAACTATTTTCCAATAAGTTGCATTAACTGTACCGTCAGCGTCTGATGGATATTGGTTTGTAGCAGATAAAATACAAACGTATGAATTACCACCGTATTGAACTGTGTCTCCAGTTTTGTATGCTGTTCCGTGAACGTAAACACCAGTTGCATTGAAACCAGTAGTTACTACATCCCAATAAGTATTGTCGGCAGGTGTATGACCTGCACCTTCTTCAGCATTAATAAACACATAAGAATATCCACCGTAAGTTACAACATCACCTTTTGAGTAAACTGTACCTGCGTTGTATGAATCTTCAAATTGTAATCCTTCAGAATAAATTGTAAAGTTTGCCTGTGCAAAATCATCAGCAGTAGCGCCTGAAGTGTGAGCAGTTGTACATCTATATTGGTAAGAACCAAATTTTACAACGTCATCTAATCTGTAATATTGTGTAGTTGTCCAGTCATCTAAAAATGCTACACCTTCACTATAAAGTGAAAAGTTAGCCAAATCTATATTAATATCTCCACCTGAAGCAGATGTATGTTCAGTAGTAACTCTATATGTTCTTCCCCCATATTTAACTAGGTCGTTTAATCTGTATTGAGTTGAAGAAGCGTAATCACCTCTAAAAGTAATACCGTCTGAATATTGTTCAAAGTTTGATTGATTTAAAACTGCACTTGAAGATGTGTGAGCAGTTGTAACTCGGTATTGTTTACCACCGTAAGATACTAGATCGTTTAACTTGTACCAAGTTGAATTTGCATAGGCACCTTTAAAGTAAAGTGATTCACCGTGTATTTGCCAGTTTGTTGTGTAAGTTGCAGGAGTTGTGTAAAAGATGTTTTCGTTGTTTGGCGAAGTATGGTTTGCTATACAAACATATGAATTACCACCGTACTTAACTATGTCATCTATAACATAGCCTGTACTAGTTGCCCAATCACCTCTCCATTTAAATTTAAGTCGTCCTAGTTTAAAATCTGCCATTTGTTTCCCTAATTATTCATTTCTATACTGCACTTTGGTAAGTTGTAGTAGATGAACTCGCCGTTGTGTCTTCAAAAGTATCAAAATCGTCTGAACCTTCAGCGTTTCTTGTTACTCCTGCGTTTGATCGTTTTACTAAATCTCCACTAGTATTATTTATAAGAAAAGTAGTGGTAGGATTTACTGAAAAGTTAATTTGTTGAAATCTATCACTATCATTATTGAAGTATCTTTTTTTAACTTGTCCTACTACGATACTCAATCCAGTCTTTGGTATTAATGTAAATGTTATTACTGTATTATTGACTAAAGTAAAGTCAGAAAAAGGTACTTGTTGAACACCGTCTAAAAATACTGCAATCCTTGACTCATTTAATACAGGTGTTGTTATTGTAAATTCATATGCCGTACCGTCTGAAGTAAAATAGTTGACATCAAACATCTCTAGTCTTTCATCTACGTAATCTGTTTCTGATCTTCCAACAAAATCAGACTTACCATCTTCATAAAATTTTGATACTTCAATAGTTTCATTACCCTTGTTAGGGTTTACTGAAGTTAAGTATAACATACCATCTTTTGTTCGTCTAATTCCGTTAAAAGATTTCTGTTTTACTGAAGCTGATGGTGTGTGATCTACTAGATATGCCATTTTCTCTATTTATATTTTTACGTTAATTCAAGGATACTTGCGTATGCCTCAACATCTACTGAAGACGAATCAGGAGATGGATCAGCGGTTACTCTAATAATATCGTTGTTCTCTAAATTAACTGGTTTGTCTAAAGTTAATGTATTGTTTGGTGGAACTTCTAAACTTCTACCTATATGATAAAAAGTAGAACCTCCATCAGTTGTAACTTTTACATTTACGGTAGCACTAGCAGTTTCACTTTTATTTGAAATATATAATGCGTGAATTACAGCAGTTGAACTTGCACCAGCGGCAAATAAATTGCCAGCAGATGTATCCACAACTGGAACTGTTATTCCTGCATTTTTAAATGTACTTGCCATAATTAACTACCGAATACTATTGAAAACGCTAATGAATCTCCTAGCATTGCTACATCTCCACTTGCGTCAGGAAAAGTTATTATTCTATCTCCTGTAGGTTCTGCAACCGTTAAAGTTGTTTCGTATGCGTTTTCCTGATAACCTTCAAAAACTAAATTTGCACCGTTTAAAGTAATATCATTATCTGTTACGGCACCACCATCTGTAACTGTTTGTAAAGATACAGCACCTGCACCACCAACTTCTTTAACAACATTACCAGATGTTTTAGTATATAACTTACCATCGGTAACATTCATTGCCAATTCGTGTACTGCTAAAGCAGCAGCACCTGGAATTTGATTTGGAGTTTCTGATCTTTTTATTTTAATTACAGTTGACACTAGAATGTACCGCCATCAACAGTTGATATTTCTACTTCACCTGTTGTAACTGTAAAGTTATCTGAAGTAAATTTAGCAACACCTTTGTTTGAGTTTGAAGCGTCTTCTCCTTCAATTTTAATTGTACTACCACTTGCAATAGTATTAACTCCTTCGCCAGCAAGAAACTCTAATGTTCCTTCTATAGCAACTTGACCTTGCGTTGAAGTTTCATCTTTAAAATATATTGTAGGATTTGCTAATTTGTTAGTTGCAATTGTTCCACTTAACATAGCATTTGTAATACCTAATGCCTTAACTCTTAATGCGTCTGTATTAACTTCAATTGAAGAATTGTCAACTTCAACATCTAATTGATTACCGTCTTTTGACATAGCGGCACCAGCAGTAATTTGACCTGCACCAGAAAATTGAGATACATCTAAATTAGTTGTTCCAAAAGTAGGAGCACCTGTATGTGTAAATGTATAACCATTGTTAGCATTTAAAACACCTTCTTCAACAAATACGAAAGCACCACCTGATAATTCAGAAGGTTGATCTTCCGGAGTTGCTCTTGTTAATACCCAATTAGAAGAAACACCACCTACACTAGTTACGGTGTAAATACCGTTTTGTGTACGAGTTGTTTGATCTTTAACTAAAATTCTATTTCCTAAGTTTGCAGCCGTACTATCTAAAACTAATACTGCTTGAGTACCTGAATTAGTTAATGTTGCACCGACACCAGCAGTACCATTTGAATAAGTTGCTGTTAAGTTTTCTGTTGTTGCAAGTACGCAAGATGGTTTAGTATCTAAACCTTGAGCAACTTGGTCAACATACATTTTGTTTGCAAGTGAATTATCTGTAAATCCTGCTCTATCTTCGTAACCTGATGGTACAACTACTGTACCTGTTCCGTGTGGCGATAAATTAATATCTTTATTACTTGTTGTTGTAGTAACTGATTGACCGTTAATTGTAATATCATCAACTACTAAAGAAGTTAATCCTGCAATATCAGTTTCAGTAGCACCTAAAGTTAATACTGAACTACCTATTGTTGTTTGAGGATTTGCTATATTAGCATTTGAAATAGCAGCACTACCAGATAAGTTAGCGTTTGTTAATGCTGTAGCAGTTACAGTTACCGTATTGTCGGTAACAGTTTGTGTCATACCACCAGTACCTAAAAAGTTTAATGTTTCTGAAGTATTATAAGTGTCTGTACCTGTATCACCTGCTAAGTTAATAAATTGATTAACAGTTGTGAAATCTAAATTTCCTGATCCATCAGTTTTTAAGAACTGACCAGCAGTACCGTCGCCGTCAGGTAAAACAAAAGTTTTACTACCTGTTACTGCGTTAGGAGCTCTTAAACCAATAAAGTTTGTACCGTTATTAGTACCTTCGTTAAATCTTATTTCACCACCTTCAGTTAAGTGGTTACCTACATTTATTGTATCTATTGCTAAGTTAGCGTCTGCTGTAAGTGCTGAACTACCTGTTAGAGTACCCTTAACGTGGTCTAACATATCTGTAAAATACTGACCTCCGATTACTGATACATTATTTGCGTCTCCATTACTATCAACGCCACCTTCTCCTATAAAAATTCTATCTCCAAGATTACCTTGGGTACCTGTTCCATATGTATATGCTAATTCACCAAGTTTAAGTGTTGCCGGAGCTACTGTTGCCGGACTTCTTTTTATCTGTATTACTGTTGCCATATTTACTCTCTAAAATGTTCCGCCGTTAAATGTTAAAGTTCCAGTAGTAGTAACAATTTCGTTTCTACTTACAAACTTACCATCACTAGCTCTGTATTGCAATAATGCACCATCATCTAAAGAAGTAACATCAACATCACCTAATAATTTTAATGAAAGAGAACTGTTTTGAAGTGAAGTACCTGAAGGCAGGGTTACTGAAACTTTTTTGGGTCCGCTTCCAGTAGAAGCATTAATCTTTGCTGTAATACTTGCCATAAACCTCTCTCTTTGTTATATTTATAATACTTTTATTATGTAGTTACATTGGGTCTTACAGTAATTAGACCCTCAATTACTCTAGTTACTGTACCAGTAGAGGTTTGTGTAATCTCTACATCATAGACATATCTTTCTGCGTCTAAAGCTGCCGTTTGAGTTGCCGTCAATTCTAAAGCAATTACTCCTGAAGCAGCGTCTGTGGCAATTACTGAAGTTAAATTTGTTCTTGTTCTTGTTGACGCATAACCTTTTGCCATTTTTGCTTGTGTCGTATAACCAGTTAGGTCAAATGCGTTGCCGTTTGCGTCTTTTACGGTTACGTCTGAACTAAAATTAGCACCTTGATCTACTATTAAATTAGCTATTGCTGCCATTGTTTTCTATGTCTTTTATTGGTTGAACTTTCTCTTTTTCCATCAATTCTAAAATTTTCTTATTATAGTATTCTGTCAAAACTTGAATTTTTTCCAACTCAACATTGTGTCTTACTTTTGACGCCTCAATCTCTTGTCTAGCTACGATTTTATTTCGTAATTCTATGCTAAAAGTTGTTTCGTCATATGTCTTTCCGTCTATTGCTAAAGCCATTATATACTCCTTTGTTATAATATATCTAACTATTTATACTGTTTTAAAGATACTTTCATATCTTTTGGATAGATAATTGTTTGAACACAACCCTCTTTATCCCCATTACATACCCAATATTGATTGTCATTTACGACTAAATTTCTATTGTATTCTTTATTAAAAGTATCAAAATAATACTTCAACCATCTAGTATTTGTTCTTTGCCTACTTATAAAGTAAAATTTAGGATTAAGTTTCTCTACAAAATTTATCTGTTGCTCTAGTACAGGATGATTTATATGTACTCCATCTCTTTTTTTAGAACCACCGGTTTCTCTAAAATCTTTAGAGTATAAAAATCTATTCCATAATCTATATACACCTTCTCCAAAAAACTCTCTATGATATATTGTTGATATAACTTTTACCTTATGTTCTATACAACTAACAGATATAGCAGTTTGTTCATCAATATTAAATTCTATGTAATTCTTCCAGTACATATCTGTCTTACTATCAACAATATCTTTAATAATATCTCTAATTTGTACTCTATATATTTTAGGTAACTCACTTGGTTTAAAAGTATAACTATCCAACATCTGTAAATACCGCCAATGATTTTTTATTTGTAAAATTTTAGAAAGCAAATGAATGTACATATTAGGATAATATACAGCAATGCTTCTTTCAA